CAGAAGAAGTGACTTGCAAGTTACCATTTGTAATGGATGCACCGAGTGCGTTATCAAGAGGATTAACAACACAGTAGTTTGCCGCTGTCGCACTTGTCAATGTAGGTACATCGGTCATGCTGTCGTAGGTTGCGCCAGCGGTCAACGAGATGTTGTTGGTTGTCCAGTTGTTTCCATTTGGACTGAAGTCATACCCCAGTGTGGTTGTGCTGGCATTGTTGGTGAAAGGCAAATAGAAGCCGTTAGTACCATACGAACCACCATAGGTTATGGGTTGCCATACTCCGTATGAGTTGAATGTTCCAAAACTGTTTGGTGTCAGGGCTTGACCGTCAATGAAGTTGATTTCGGTTAAGTAGCCGTCGAAGTATGAAGAACCGCCATTATCTTTTCCAATATCATGCACAACAGCAGCATTAACCTGCGTATCTAAATTTTGCGTCATATAAGATGCAGATGAAAATGCAGTAACCTGCACACCATTTACATAAATTAACACTCTATTTGATGCAGTTGCTTGTGTTGTGTCAACAGAAATAACAATGTGATACCAAGCCGCAGGGTCACGAAATACTTGCGTTGTTGCAATATAAGCCAAGTTTGCAACAGTTAAATTAACATCGTTGTATGCTAAGTTGTCACCTGCAAAATAGATTTGTGTTGCAAGACCTGCTCCTGTACTAACGACTCCAGCATAAAATAACCGTTGATTGCCGCCCAAACTTCCACGCTTAACCCACCCACTCCAAGTCCAAGTCTTGCGGTTGGATGCACTCGCAGGAGTCCGATTCAAATATGCAGATGCACTTGAACGGAAACGCAAAGAGTTGTTAACCAACTTCAATGGAGTCAAGTATCCACTTGATGTGAATGTGTGGATGACATTACCACCAGAGATGGTTACAGTGCCACCAGCCATGAGTTGGGTAGCACCAGCGTAGCTAATGATGACAATACCTGAGCCGCCGTTACCGCCACCGCCAACACCTTGTCCACCAGCGCCGCCACCGCCACCAGTATTGACAGTTCCAGCAGTTCCAGCAGCGCCAGTTCCGCCACCCGCACCACCACCTCCAGAGCCTCCAGCACCTGCGACAAGACTGACAGCACCATATCCACCAGCGCCACCACCACCTGCGTATGTAACAGAAGAACCGCTAATAGATGATGTTGAACCAGCACCACCAGCGCCAGCTTGTAAAGCTGTTCCAGTTGCACCAACAGCTCCAGCGCCTCCACCACCACCACCGCCTATGCCTCCTCCAGCATTACCACCAGCATTACCTTGTCCTGAAGTTCCAGCGCCTCCAGTACCCGTAATAGCGCCACCACCTCCAGAGCCACCAGATGAGCCGTTGTATGTACCGCCGTTAGACGCACCGCCGCCGCCTCCGACTGCCGCAGTCGAGATTGCACTAAAAACAGAATTTGTACCATTTGAACCAACAACGGCACTTGTTGCCCTAGCTCCACCGCTTCCGACAGTAACTGTGTAAATTGAGTTGGCATCAAGTGTCAATCCAGAGCCAGATAACAAACCTCCAGCACCTGCACCTGCACCAATGTCGTAACCACCACCACCACCACCAGCAACAACCAAATAGGATGCGCTTATAGGTGTAACTGGAACAAGAGTGCCAGAAGTTGTAAATGTGTGAATGGTGTTGCCGCCAGATGAAGTGACGACACCGCCACCAAATTTTTGTGCGCCAGCATAGGAAATGATGACGATGCCTGAGCCGCCTCTGCCTCCACCTCCAGCGTTAGCGCCACCACCACCACCACCGCCTAAATTTGCAGTACCAGCCGCACCAACTTCTGTGCCTGTTCCGGGAGATGGCCCACCACCTGCACCGCCGCCACCAGCACCACCAGCACCACCAGCGCCGGGGGTCGCTACTGTTCTATTTCCACCGCCACCGCCACCAGCGTAAGTTACGGAAGAGCCGCTAATGCTGTTTGCAGTTCCAGCCCCACCCGCACCTGCTGTTCCATAAGTTGTAGAAACATTACCATTAACACCAACGGCAGAAGCGCCGCCGCCACCGCCACCAGCACGATTAAGCGAACCTCCAGTTGGGCCAGTTCCGCCGTTGTTTCCCTGAGATGGGGATGTGGATGGGGTGTTTCCTGCTCCACCTGCTCCACCGCTTCCATTCGTACTACCGCCACCGCCACCGCTACCGCCTGAACTACCAGTTATTGTTCCAGTTCCACTACCACCACCACCACCGCCAGTAGATGTAATTGTGTTGAATACGGAGTTATTTCCATTGCCGCCAGCAGAAGCGCTACCGCCAGTACCACCAGCGCCCACAGTAACTGTGTAGGATAAAGTGGGGTTCAAAGATTCTGTACCTGCTCGATACCCACCAGCACCGCCACCGCCAGCATGGTCACTACCACCACCACCCCCACCAGCAACCACAAGGTATGTTGCCGTGACAGACGACAAGCCAGTCCACCCAAAGGCGGCTAGTGCAGCAGCTCCAACTTTTGATAAACGTGGCATCTGCGTGTCCTTATGCGAACTTGGTTTGTGATGCCAACACGGTAAAAGCGGCGCTTCCTGTTTTGATGATTACATAGGTGTAACTATCAATTGAGCTTGCATTGCCTGATGTCGGTGCAGTGCCGCCTTGCCACTTGGGAGTGACAGACGAGCCATCTACTTGCACAGCAGAGTTGTAATAAGCCGTAGCACCATTGGTCACCAAGAAAGTCACAGACAAGGATTCGCCTGTTGCCATGATGGTGTTCAACGATGTGCCAACTGAGCCTCTAAAGTTGACCGTGAAGTTGCCAGATGCATTGGTGGTGTAGTACAAGACTGACTGGGTTGTAACATCATAGGCAATCGTGCCTGTTGCCGCAGTCGCAGAGATGGTGTTCACCTCAGCAATGTTTGGAGTCTTGAATGCAGACTTAGAAGAAGAGCCAGCGGTCTGCAAACCAGAGGTTGGTGAAGTAGTACCTATACCCACATTACCGCTGGAGTCGATACGCATACGTTCTGTGTTAGCGGTATCAAATGCCATGTGATCGCCGCTGTTGTTGTAAAGAACTTTACCTTGAGTGTCTGATGCTGTATCACCAAACAATAACTGACAGTTTCCGTCTGTTGCAGAAACCAAAGACACCAAAGTGCTTCCGCCAGCATTGGAGGTGGCAATATCCAAAAGACGACTAGGACTGCTCGTACCAATACCCACGTTGCCAGCGGAGTCGATACGCATACGCTCATTAGCGTCTATGCCACCACCAGAGCCGTCCCGTGTACCAAATACAAGTGATGTGTCGGGTGCGCTGCTTTCAGCAACGCCAGCAACGTATGCACCTACACCAGCGGTTGGAGTGGAATTATCAGACGTATAGAATTGCAAACCACCTGTTGGTTGACCAGTTGTTACAGCAGTGTCTGTTTCGGTTATTCGGATAAGCGTGTCACCGTATGTTGGCGAGCCTACTACCGTTCCTGAAGCAAGTGTTTGTGAAACGCTTACGGTGTATGTGCCAATACCACCAGTACCAGTGCCAAGAGCAGTGACCCTAGTGTATGGCTGAACACCTGAGCCATGAACTAAATCACCAACAGCAACGCCACTTGTGGTGACAGCAGACACAGTCATCGTTGTGCCAGTAATAGATGCCGTCACTGACCAAGCAGTGTTATTAGTCCCAGCAATTTCAAGTTTGGTTACGGGGGTGGTTGTGCCAATACCTACGTCACCAGCAGAGTCAATCCTCATACGTTCAGTAGGCGAACTCGCACCGTCAGCAGTGGTGCTGAATATCAATCGACCGGGCATATCGTTTGTGCCGGGTGTGCCGTCTACAGCGGCGGCTATTTGCGCCCCAATTATTCCAGTTGTGCCATCTGCGCCATAAAACTCTAATCTTCCAAGTGCGTCACCAGAAGCTAAAACAGTAAAATCACCAACCGTTGCACCTCTGCTTTTTAATATGGCGATTGCATTTGAAGTAGCATTTGCAGAAAATCTTGAAAGCCCTATTTGTGCGGCTCCTGGGGCGTTTACTTGAATGTTTGGTGTAAAACCGCCATAGTTAACAGCCGTTGTTGAGCCAGAAACTACAACACCACTTGCATCAATCACAAACGGTGATGAGTCAGGATTCGTGCTGTCCTCAACCAACAAAGCAGCAGCGGTGCCTAGTTGCGTAATACGCAGGGCGGGATAGGTGTTGTCTGTCACTTGAATGACTTGCGGTGTGACATAAGGGCTACCACCAGCAGCCAGTAATATGACATTGCCACCACCGTCAAGTGTGTATATCTTTTTGTCTGTGACGTTGACAGCCAATTCCCCCTGCACCAGTTGCCCAGCGGAGGGAGCGGAAAGTGCAACGGATGAGTTCTTGGTGACTATGGTTGTTGCCATTTAGGGCTCCAGCGGCACATCAGGCCGAGTAAATTTAAGGGTAATGTTTTCTGTTTGTCGTGCTGGCAAACGGTAGGGGTCAAGGTCATCAAGGTCATACCTGCAAACCATCAACCCAGGACTATTGGGATCTGGGTACAGGTCTTCCAACGACATTTTGATACTGCAACGCCCGCACAGGCCAATGCCATAGGTACTGCGTCCAGATGGGTCAAAAAAGATGCTCATCTTGTGTAGACCCCAATATTGGGTGTAAAGTAAATGGGTGAATTGTCCCGCTCCTCCATCTCTGCCTGATTCAAGGCGCGCAACGCCTTTTGATCGAGGATTTGGATGAGGGAAGGATCCACGGTAGGGGTAATCTCAGCCAAGGCAGCTGCGAGGAGATAAACAAGGGCGTTGAACCAGCGTTGTGGCACTTCAATTTCTTCAGTCAGCGTTCCCACATCCATAATGTACCGCTTGGTGTAGGTTGTAATTTGAGAAAGGGTGAAAGCGGCATTTGGAACAGGCCAAATGTACATAAAAGGCTGGTTGAGTTGACGGTCTAGCCAAAATTGAAGGGGCCTACCTTGGAAAGTCTTGTCGGGCAAATTGTTGTAGCTGTCTCGATTAAGGCGTGCCATTACAATTTCGTTAGGTGTATTGCCAAAATTGACCGTTGTTGCACTCAATGTGCCACTTGTCACCCGAACACGCCAATAAAGTGCAGTTACTGACCCGTCAATGTCAGTCCATGTCCATTCGCCTGCCACTAAACTTGGGTTTGCAACTGTTTCTATGGTTGTCCATGAGGAACCATCGGCAGAATACTCAATGACAAAGGGTTGTGAGGCGGCAGACCACAGAATTCCAACGGTTGTAACGGTATTTGCAGTGGACAACTGCAAAGATGAGGTGGTCGACGTGCTTGCTGTGGTACCAGAGAGGTACTGGATGGTGCGAAGATTGGTGTTCAATAAGTCTACTGTACCCACAGGGACAGGGACTTGAGCCATGTTCTCGTACATGGGCAGAATGAGCCGCTCAATGCACCACAGTTGCAGGCCGCGGTTGGCAAGATCGGACATGATGAGGTAGAGGTTTTCCTGCGCCACCTCCAACAACTCAGCACCCACACCTTGTGGCGGCACACGGCAACGACGAAAGGCGTGGTCAATCACCTTTCGTGTGTTAAAAACTGTCTGCGATACGGTTCCTGAAACTGCCACTTTTGTTCTCCGTTAAGCCGCAGTTCGCTGGACCAGCGACCTCGTTGACCAATTATAAGGATAATTCCGGTTTTAGCACACCTTGGGTGAGCGATTAAATGCGGGCACTCCACCTTTTTTCAATTTAGTCATAGGCTTGCCTGGGTGCATGTGTGATTCATGCTTATGAACGGCTTTTTTCATCGCTGCCTTGTCCATTTTCACATCTTCATGCACTTTGCCGCCTTTTTTCATCATGCCGGGAGGTGCCATGGGGGCTGCTGCGGCAAGAGGCGACATAGGCGCTGCCATGGTTTCAGGCATCTCAACTTTTCGAAGCATGGCAACTTCTTTTTTCATCACACCTTTGGGTGCTGCCTTGGCTTTTGCCTTTGCCTTGCCACCTTTTTTCATTGGTGTAGGCGCATCAACTTTGCCACCATGCGCGTAACCTGGCATGCTTGCCCGCTCTGTTGGTTTATTAAAAGTGTATTCACCGTATGCTGTCTTTCCCATGATGTTCTCCTAATTAGGCCCAAGAGCCGATGCTTGTGTCTGTTGTGATTGCTGAAATAGGGCTCAAAGGCCACACTTGCGCGTTTGATCCTGCGATGACGGTTACCACTGTGCCTACTGCTGTCAAACCAAATTGGAAGTTGACGGTGCCCTGTCCGCCTGCCAAAATATCGAATGTTCCACGAATTCGCAACACAAAAGCACCCGCTGCTGCTCCTGAGGCAGCAGAGATTGACACCAAAGTGGCAAAACCAGAGGTAATCCTGTTTTGCATCAATGTGGATGCTGTCGGAGTTACTGCAGAAGCCGCAAACATGGCAATTGACTCGTAGTCGTGCGCTGCCAATGTTGCTGTACCAGCGAGTGCGTACTGAAAGGTTTTTGCTGTCGCTGCTGTGTTGGTGACAGTAAAGTTAAGCTCATAGGCGTAACGTGTTGACGCTGCCACACTTACCGCTTTGTTGAATAGCGTTTGCGTTGTAGTAATTGCACCGTTAGCGGTGTAGTCGGCACCAAGCTGATATGTCTGCATGCTTGGAATCAAACCGCGTTGCAACGCCTGAGGTGAGAAGTACATGGAGGTGCCATCAAACTCTTGCGCCCCTTGAAAGGTAGTGGTCAGTAGGGTACCTGGGTCCCAGTCAAACGGCGCCCTTGTTGCTGTACCAGCAGCAATGTGTAGCCAACCAATTGTGTCTGCAGTAGTGCCCACACCCAATGGAACGGCTGAGGTGATAAAGTCACCAACACGCAACTTTTCAGTTGCTGCTGCACCAGCACTCATAGTGGCAATGACAAAGTCAAATGCCTCAGATGCAAGCGTTACAGCTGTTGCCACACTAGACAACACAACGCCTATTTCATTGACACCATTGGATGTCTCAGTTTCTAGTTCAATAGAATTGCCAATTCCAATTGCCGGCACACCACTGGTGGTGTGCGTCAGGCGAAGCATTGAACTGACTGTGTTTGTTGCTGTGTCATTCAGCACAGGTTGCAGGGTGACTGCAGGTGTGGTTGTATTGATACCCACACGCGCGGTTTCTGTCGCTGTGCCACTTTTCAAGCGCATGACCTCTGTACTCGCCACGCCTTGTTGCATAACAGCAAGGCCCATGTCAAAGTTTTCAGAGCCAAGGGTAACAGCGGTTGCAGTAGTGTAAATGGCACCGCCTAATTTATTGGTGCCACTGGTTGTTTCTGTTTGAAAATCAATTGCTGTGCCAATGCCTACAGCAGGTGTTCCACTGGTTGTGTGCGAAAAGCGGCCTGCAGAACTAATGGCGTTGGTTGAAGCATCATCAACCACTGCTTCAATAGCAGCACCGGGTGTGCTTGTGCCAATGCCCAACTTCTTGTCTTGTGTAAACCTTGCAACCTCAGCTACCGCTGCCCCACTGCTCATCAAGTTGACTGCTAGTTGGAAGTCTTCCGCACCTGAACTCACACTGGTTGTGACTGCAGAAAGTGTAGCACCCAATTCATTGTTGCCAGCTGCTGTCTCTGTTTGAAACCCAATTGCTGTGCCAATGCCAGCACCTGGGACACCTGATGTGGTGTGCGTTGCCCTGATAACCTCAGTTACTGTGTTGTTGTTTGCGTCATCTGTGACTGCTTGCACCGCTGTTGCAGGACTTGCTGTGCCCACACCCAACCGCTTGGTTGAAGTTATGCGGGCTACCTCAGTAAGTGTGCCCCCAAGCGTCCGGACCACTACATCGAACGCCTCATTGGGCGCAGTAAGGTCGGTAGACACAGATTGAATGACAGAGCTTGTCTGTACACCCGACAACGATTCAGTTGCAAATGCAAGCCCGGTACCAATACCAATTGCAGGCGTGCCAGTTGTTGAATGGGTAATGGTCACCACATTGGTGACGCCATTGGTGACGCCATCATCAACGGTGAAGTTGGGTTGTGTGCTTGTAAAAGTCTTGATCTGCGTCGCTGTCAATTTGACAGAGGTTGCTGACTGCACTGCCTCAAATTGCTCAAGCCCTGTTAAGGCTGTGCCTGAAGGTAAACTGGGTATCGTTACGTATGCCATGGTCAGCTGTAAGTCTTAATGACTTCCATCACAACTGAATAGGTGTCACCGGCACCAACATCCATGGTGGTAAACGAAATATCTCCTGTTTTACCTGTGCCTGAGTTATTGGGTATCCCACCAAACATACTGTAGTCCATGAAGTAGTTAGTGTTTTGGGGCAAAGTAATAATCATCAAAGGTGTAGTAGCAGCCCAAAGCATTTGTACTTCACAACCATGAGTTTGTGCCCAAACTCGATTGAGTTTACAACCGGTGCAGGCTAACGCGCCTTGTGGGTTTAGTGTAGATACATCAACTTTGACTACGGCTGTTTCTGTTGTATCAACGAAACCTGTGACCTTGATAATGGCAAGACGCTCGCCATCAAGGATTGTCTGAGTTGTCAGTGTGTTTGCCATCTATAGCTCCTAAAAGAAAAGGGGCATGGTTAGCCCCTTCCCATTACTTCATTGCGTAAACAACAGTCACTAGCCACACACCTTGTGTAGTCACAATTGTTCCGTTGGGATCAACAGTTGCAAATACTGAGGTGTTGGTGCTGACATTTGACATTGCTGTCACTTGTGCTGCTGTGAAAGCCAAAGCTGTACGACCTGCAGTAAAGCAGTTGGTGCTAGACAGATACTGTGTGCCAGCTGCTGCTGTACCAATTGTGATTGGCGCAGTAGTTGCTGTACCAGCACCTGCCACTGGTGCAGTCAATGTGTCAACAAAAAAGTTAACGATTTGAGAGCCAGCGGGAATCGAAATTGACCCACTAACTGCCAAACCGTCAGCTGTACTTGTCAACGAAATTGTCTGCATTAGCGTAGCATAACCACCATTGGCGGCTTCTGTCAACGCATCTCCGGCCACCAAAGTGGAACCGAAGTAAGTGTGAGTCAAACTTGGTGTAGACATTGCGTTTCTCCTTGTTGGGAGCTAGGGGCCGAAGCCCCTAGCAATTTAATTACAGACCGGAGGTACCGTAAACGGTACGAGGATCTGTCCAACCTGGAATGTAACGCTCTGTTGCTTTGTAACGCATGGAGTCGGTTTCGAAATCGCCTTCCATAGATTTTTCCAAAGCACGGCGCATCATCAATTGCAGGCCAACCTTTGCGTCTGTCTGCACCCACCATGCGGTGGTTGAAGTCAGACGAGACAGGTTTGCTTGACCGCCATTCAACATGCCCATTGACTTAATTGGGTTGATGTCGTTGTTTGCGTTACCTGTACGCAACACCGATTTCAACAACACTTCAGCTTGGAAGACGTTGGAGGGGCTCACAACCAGCTTCTCAGGGTTCAAACGAATACGCTTGCCGTTGTTGTCAACTGCGTTGCGGATTTGAATGAGCATCTGTTCAAGTGAGGTTTGTGATAAAGCAGCAGCGCTTGTCAGCAAATTGCTGAAGGTACCAGCTGCAATGGGGTGGTTGTTAGCAACCAATGCAACACCGTCACCACCAACATAAGCACCGCCGGTGAAGGAACGGTTCAAAATGTTGGCGCAAAGAGTTTCTTTGGTTTCAATCAACGATTGTGCCAAGTGTTTGGCGTAGGTTTGACCGATGGAAATGTGATCGCCATCTTCAACCAAGACTTTGGTCAAGGCAAAAGCCAAGCCGTAGACTTTGTAGACATAGCGAGCATTGAACAGCACACCACCTGCTTGATAGGTGACAGGCATGCCATCGGGCAACTCAGGAGCTGCACCAAAGCCGTACAGGACGGGTTCTTCATGGTAATTACGGGGAATACCGCGACGCTCTGAGAAGACTTGCTTCCACTCATCGGCGCGTTGGTCGTAAATGCCATCAAACTCTTCATTCAGAATTGGTTCAACAATTGAGCGGAAATCCGTGGAACGCATTGGAACAGCGCACAGGATCATGCCACTTCGGACCATGTGTCCAAAGAGCATGTCGCTCAGTTTTTGGCCTAAACTCCAAAGGAAGTTTTTGGTGCTAGTACTAACCGTGTTAAACACGGACAAAAGTTTTTGTTTCATGTCTGTTACTCCTTAGAACGCGACTTTATCAGCAACATATTGATGCTCGGAGATCTCGACTTGACAGATCACATAAGTATCACCGAATGCGTTATCTGGGCCGGGTGTAATGCCGATCAGACGCATTTGCGCGCTAGCTGACGTAGTGACAGTGCTAACATCCAAAACAACTGCACTCAAACCAGTGGTTGTTGAACCAGCGGTAATTGTACCTGTGTTGAATTGGTTGCTTATGTTGGTTACGTCGATAGCAGCGTTTGACTGAATCTCATAAACAATCATTGGGTCAGTAGTTGCATAAGCAACAATTTGAGTGCCAGTTGTGCTAGCAATCCACTTGTTCGATACGCGACGACGACCGTCAGAGTCGGTGAACTCAACACCTTGGAATGTTCCAATGAAGGGGTCACCAATTGCTGCGGGAGCCAGTGTTCCATCGGCTGCAAGTTTCACAGGCTGATTCTGTAGCAATGTGGCGCTATAGTTATCAGTCAATGTGAAAGCCTGTGGACGCACAGAACCACTGGGGTGGTAAGCGGGACGAAGCCCGAAAGGTGCATTTACAGTATTCGACATGTTTGTTTCCTTTAAGAGAATGTCGTTCGAGGTTTTGAGTTAGTCAGTAAAAACTGGCTTACCCGGTGCTTTACGCAAGTCCTGCATACCATCACCCTCGATAATGCTTCCACCAGCAGCCATAATGCCATCCTTCATCTGGTCCACCATGGCTTGAAGTTTCTCATCTTCGCGCAGGGGTGCGCTGTAATGTGCTTCAGTCATGTAGGTCTCATAGAGACGCAACGGGAGTTTAAAGGCTAGCATTTCGTTGACACCTACCATACCCGAGTATTCGCCAGTCTTGATCGTGGCGTATTCCCAGCCCGGAACATCTTCAGGCTTGATTGGTTCGTAGCCGAGACGCATACGACCTTGAATGGAATCACGTGGGTTTGTAGTGGTCAGCCAGCAACTGTGGTAACCGGGGATTTTTGGTAAATCAGGCAATGCGCTCTGGAAGAACTGCTGCCTAAACATTTCGACTCTATCGTCGTCCGACAATTCCCTTGCCTCTTTGGCTGCGCGGTCTAACGCTGCCCTGGATTCGCGTGCGGGATCGGAAGTTTTCTTCAGTCGTTCATCGGTCATGGTGCTCACTCCTTAGTTTCAGCGAGTTGAATTTTCTTTATCCCACTTGGCATACTGCTTGAGGTAGCGTTGCCTTGCGGTAGGATCGTCCCAGACGCCAGCATCAATCATTGCTTGCTTCCGTTCTGGAGACACGTATACTTCGTTGCGAGTACTGCGTGGGGCATGTTCACGGCTAGAGCCAAGGGGTGGACCTCTTCTGCCTGACCGTTGCATGTTGTCATCATTTAATGCTTCCACTCGTTTATCCAGCTCTCGCCAGTACTCCAATGTGTTGGGATTATATCCTTCGTTCGCCATGCCTTGGTCAATTTTCAAAACTTTGTCTGACTTTTCATCACCAGAGTTTGGCTTATACCAAGGGTTCATTTTCATCCAGTCCTGTGCCAACTGAGTGGCTAAGGCCTGTGGCTGGGTGTTTTGAGTTGGCTGAGTGGTTGGATTTTTGAAGTTGCTTTTGGCATGTTCAAGTTGACGAAGCTTGTCCTTTGTCTCATCTCGAATGCGCATTGCCTTGGCAACGTCATCACCATTACCAGCTTCTACCGCTCTTGCAATGATGTGCTCAACTGCCTTCGCCTCCTCCTGCACCTGTTTCAACTGCTGATCCAATGAAAGATACTCAGAAGTTGCGCTCTTGTGCTCAATGCTTTGCATTCGGCGCATGAGTTCTTCATTCTGCTGTTTTAGGTATTGAAGTTCCGCTTTGTCCCGCTCAATGGCGAGTTTGCGCCTTTGGGCACGGTCAGCTTTTTCTTCACGCCTGCGCCTACGCAGGTCTTCCCGATCCTCATTGTCAGGTGCTAAGCGACGATCTTCCTCATCATCATCTACTTCTGGCTTTTCATCAACCGGAATTAACTCTTGTTCCTTTGTCTTCGATGCCTGCTGCTCCTGCTCATCCAGGTCATCATCATCAATCTCTTCTAACACATCGTCTTGTGCTTTCTTATTCATTTCAAGCTCCTTTCAGCTTTTAGATAAACGCACGGATTTTGGTGGGGTCACCAGTGACTTTGCCGATGATGTCGAGGTCGTTGAAAATCACAAACTCAATTTCTTCATCGCCATTCTTCACTGTCCACCTGTCACCGCCATACTTGGGTGTACGCACAAAATCGCCTGGGTTGCACCAAGCGCCTTCAGGCCACATGTCCATGGTGTTGCGGTTCTTAAAAGCCAATGGACCTACAAGCGCAACTTTGGACACTTGCGTGTTGCTGGCTTCGGTCTTGCGGGCTTCTTCTGGGATGTAGATCCCACCACTTGTTTGCGACTTGGCACGGCGAACTTGCACCATGACCCGTGAACCAAATGGGATGATGCCAGGATCCACAGTGGGGAAGGCATCTTCTAGAGAGTCATACGACATTGACAAAGGTACTTCAAGTAGCATTCGCTTCTCCGATTGCTGGGTTAAAAATCACGCTCGTCTTGATCTTTCAAGACTTGCTCCACTTTTGAGAGGGCAGCTTCAAGGCCTTGGTAGTAACCTATTGACTTCCCGTACTCAAACTCTACGCTCTTGTCCGGCCCCGGTGGAACTTTCAGGGCACGATGAGCAACACTGTTCTGCTCTTCTTTCAGCAGACCGATGAGCCTAGCAAACATGTATCAACCGCCGCTTGTTGCGCGCTTGGCTGGCATTGCTGCTTGACTCTTCGACATTTTAGGAAATTGTTTTGCTGTGCCTGTAGGCTTGGCAGGTGTAGGTGCTGGGTCTTTGCCTGATCCTGACATACTTGTTGGGTAGCTTTTACCCATTGCCATTTGTTTGTGTAAGTTGACTGCTTCCATGATAGCTCCTTAAGGATTGGGGTTGATGCCTGTGCCGGTTGAGTAGCCAATTTTCTCGCCACTCTGAACTTCAAGTGCCGCCAATTGCTTGGCAGTTTGGTTGTCTTCTGAGTTTGTGAAGATGCGGGTTTGGTTGTCTACATCGTTGCGTGCATCTTCTGCCTGTTGGCGCATTTGTTCGCGTGCCAATTCTGCTTGTTGACGCTGCTGTTCCATGGCAAGCAACGCTTGGCGCTCTTCTTGCTTGTCTGCCATTTCTGCCTGCTTGATTGCCATGTTGGCCTGATCTGCTGCCTGTTTGCGTTCCACTTCCTGTTTGGCAATGTCCGCTTTGGGATCGCCCATGTTGGGAGGTGCCATGGATTGCAAAACCTGCACTGCCTGTTCGATGATGGGCGGCAATGCTTGCAATGATTCGTTGACTTCCTTCACCACTGATTGACTTGCCGCTGCCATGACTTGGTCGAAAGCTTTCTTCTCCTCTGTGCTTGCCTTGACCAGCAGCTTCTCAATGGGTTGACCAGCAGCTTCTGATGCCACATCCACCATTCTACTGACATACCACAGCACCATGTGCTCCCGCAAATGCTCAAGTAGGATGGGAATGGCTGTGGGTGCTGCTACTCTGCTTGCCCCGAGCACAGGGCTGGTCAAGAAGTCAAGGTGCACTTGGATGTGGGCAAGGTGATCTTGTTCTGGGAATGCTGCAACAGGTCTACTCATACTAGCTGCCACATTTTCATTGACTGCATTCATTTCTTTTACTTCAGGCTGTGGCAGGAGCAAAGATTCACCGTCAGGCACTTTGAGTTGCTTCAGCAACATCTTTTCAACTTCACGCGCGTTGTACAAGCCTGGGTGAGTATCTGAACGCTGAACTATCGTTTGCACCTGAGCAAAGCGCTGAGTGTCACTGTAAATGTTGGGATCAGATACGGGCACCACATTCATTGGGCCTTCAAAGTCCTTGCGATACGCCAGCAGCTCACCCGCGTCATCATAGATTTCTTGCTCATCCATGTAGAAGCGGTTGATGCGGTAGAGGACATTTAACAAGCGACCCATCGCGTCATGCACTCGCATGTGGATGGCAGAGAACACAGTCATGCCCTGTTCCATGCGCGCAAGTGTAGTGCCAACAGGTGTGTTGGCGTTGCTGTCCGCTAAGTCCTCAAATGTCGTTCTGACTACGCCTTTGCCTGCGTCAATCAAAAAGCCCATCAACTGAAATAGTACAGCAGAGGGTGGGTTGAATGGCATGGGCATCATTACTTTGCGAATGTCATCCTGCCCAAACGAGCCCTCTATCTCATGCACCTCAGTTGGGTCAATCCGGTCTGTCTGCCCACCAGAGCCACCTTTGAGTTTGAGTAGGCCTGGGAAGTTGTTGATATGGGCTGAGTCAAGCAAAGAGCGCAAAGCGCCAGTGGATGCTGCTGACAAACCACCAATCATGTGAGTCAGGCCAATGGGGTAAGCTCCGCGCCATGGAACAAATGGGAATTCGATGATGTGCATCAGCTCATCCATCAACTTATCTTCCTCTTCCCAATTGCGGTAGATGGCTAGCACCTTTTGTGTGCTCTTGTCTACTGAAATGATGTATGGGGCTGGACCATCTGTGTCATCTTCCACATCGTAGTAAACAGCAATCTCGAAAATGGTTCGCAAGCCATCGGTGTTATACCCATCTGACTGGCGTCCTTCTATTTTGTCATTTGCTGTCTCTGCCTTAGATACTTCTGGGGTATGGGGCTCAGGAGTCAGCTCGATGTCTCGGTACATGCCTGACTTCACCCGTTGACCATACTCCAACTTGGTGATGTACTGCACATGCGTCTTGCGTTCTGCTGTGTAGAAGTTGGTAGCAGCAAATGGCAGCAAAATGTCGTCTGATGAGACGAACATGGGCAATGGGCGTTTGCGTTTTTGGTCCCATGTGAGTTTGATGTACTGCACACCAGACAACGGCATTTGGGTGGACATCTGCTCAAGCTCTGCTCTAAACTCTGGCATCTGTTTGGTCATTTGCCAGTTGAGGAACTTGGTGATGCGTTCTGCCTTCTTGTACTTGTCTTTAGTCACACTGCCAATGATGTCTTGGCGAGCTGGACCTGTGGGTGGAAAGATCTCTTTCATCACCCGAGCAGAAAAGTCAACGCATGCCTCTGTCAGCATGGGATGCACTACTTTGGATGCACCGGTGAATGAGGCGCCACCTGGGGCGTCATCACCTAAACCTGTTCGCCTAATGCCTTCCTCATACTGCTCATCCCGACGCTTCCGCGCCTCTTTATCCTTCTCAACCAACTCACACAAGTCAGCACCTATGATGGCAAGTTCGCCCTCTGGCATGTCCTCTGCTATGTTGGCATAAAACTCTGACTCACCAAGCAATGGTGCTTGGCTAATCTTAACCATTGCACCACCATCTTCTGTGTCCTTCACATCTTCATCATCGTTCTCAATGGGCATCATCTCGCCCAGTTGGTCTTCCATTGTGTCGTCTGTGTCAGCCATTTGCTGTGTCCTTTATGCGGCGTATGGGTTATGGCGGGCGATCACTGGCTTGCGAGGTCTAGCTTCTTTGACGGGCAAGGTGACAGCCATTTGGTTGCGGTCAGCAAGTAGGCGGAGGGCTTGAGTAGTAGCATCAACAAAGTCATCATGCTTGATTGAACCTTCACCATGGAAACTGCAAACCTGAGTGATTAAAGGATCTGCCCAGGAGCGTGGCATGCCAGGACGCTTTTCCGATTCCACTACCCAGACATGTCCATGAGCAAAAAGGTGAGATACGGCATGCAGTCGCTGAAGTTTGTCTGCCCTGCCTGGATTATAAGGGTATGCCAAGATATCTTCACGCGCAAGCATCTGTCTCAAAGAAATCCCTGACCCTTTGTCCTCAATCACCAGCAGGTCAACTGACTTGCCACCTAGGAGTGATTGCTTAGGACCAACCAATGGTTGAATCATGGGCCTTAAATCCTCATCTCCGTATTTGACTTTATACTCTTTCTTTACCCGTTCAATGAGGTCTGGCAACCCAAGGTGATCTTGCCAGCAGTCAAGTAACAGGAAGTTCGGTCGCTTGTCATGCCGGAACAATCCCCAGACAGAGCATGCTGTTGGGTCTGAGTCATGTGTCTTTTTGTCCGTTGTCTTTTCAGTGAACGCTGTGTCCAACGACATGACTATGTACTCGAAGCCTGGCAATGGCTTGTCTGCAGGCCATAACTTGAACTGGCTTCTCTTCACTATGCCTGACTCTTCTGGGTCTATGACCTCAGCATAGATCTCTTGTCTTCCCAACTGTGTGCCCTCATACTGCGACAGCTGGTCAATGAATGACTTGGCTAAGTTGTCTTTGTTCTCATAGGTTGACCCGCGAGTCACATAGACAGAGCCTTTCTTCTTCTCTCCATCCTTAATAAGTTTCCTTACCAACTCAATAGGCCTTGGAGTGGTTGTGACTACTACCTGTGGGTGTTCGCCCAGGCGCAATCCAAACTTCATCATGTCCCATGTCTCATCTGCATATTGCCATGCTGCCAACTCATCGCACCACACACGGTGATGCTGTGGGCCACGAAGTCGATCTGGTTCCTGTGCTGAAAAACCTTTGATGACTGATCCATTCTCTAAAATGATTTCTGATATCGTTCGGTTGTAGGACCTGATGATGGTTTCAGGTAGCACAGACAGCATGCCTGATTCACCCTCAATGCAGGTGTCTCGAATGTCACCAGAGGTTGGTGCAATGATGGAACAACGGGAACCTGGGTGTTGGGTAGCATACCAAGCGGTGTCCTCCGCCCCTGTCCTTGTCTTCCCAAACCCTCGGCCTGCCAAGATCAACCAGACATCCCAATCACCAGCAGGTGTTCGTTGATTGTCCCTTGCTGTTGCTAGCCATCTCATGCGCCATGCCAACAGCGTCAGATCAAACACCGACAACTCAGCAAGTGAGCTGTCTAAGTTGTTTGGGTCAATGGCTACTGTCACTTGCCGCTCAGTTTGCTCATTGCTTGGGAGATCTCATCTATCAGCTTTAGGCGAACCTCAATTGGGTTTCCATCAGCACCTGTGACCTCTATCGACCTGCGCTTGGAGTGCCCATACTGGACAACCTCTTTCAGCGCATCTTTCCTAACAGCAACAGGAAGGTTTTTGTCAAAAGCGATTTCGGCAAGCTCAGTCAATGGATCACCAAACTTGTCAATGATGGATTCCCAAGTGTCTTGCTGTGTCTTGCGCTTGGATGTGCGCGCAGCTGGGATGCCAGGAGTAGCAGCAGATAGTAGTGAAGCAGCTGGCTTCAAGTCAGGTGGCATTTTATCCATACGACAAAAGGTGTGAAGTTAATTTCGTGCCATTATAACTACAACTTCAAACAAATTGCTACCACCTTATACACGTACGTGAACCAAACCATAAAATTTTTTATATCACCACAAGAAAAAGCGTTGCAGCTAAGCCATTGTTAGCAATCAGTAACATATTAGTACTTATTAGCATTTATTAGTACTGCTATTAGCAAATAATCTTTGTTTCCGTGCATATTATTAGCATATTAGCATTTTCAACTTTTTTCTGAAAAAAAAATAATTGGTGTTCTCTTTCTTCACGTGTATAAACCACTAAAAAACTTTCCCCACCCATCACTAAATGCTTGATTTATATGAAACGGCCTCAAACCCCTCACAAAGACTTAACATAAATGCCCTCAATTCCACCTCCCAATTCACCATCTCAACCATGGAATATTGATTGATTTCGCCTGCCAAACTGCCAGGAATTGCAAAAAAACGGGTATCCAACTGCACTAAAACCCAACTTTTGCCGCCATTTTTGGTCTGATTGAAGTGCCAATTGACCTGTTCCTGTGTCAATCCACGCTGACTTTTGAACACTATAGTTTCCTTTTTGGCGGGCACCTTACCATGTTTAAGCTCTATCCATCCCTCCATCCCTTTCACACAAAAGTTGGCATCTGGCATACCATCAATCACCCCGTTCTCCACCCTCTCCCATCTTCCCGGCAAATCTTGTTTGCGGACGATATCCCTCAAACGGTTCCACAATAACTTTTCTGACATCTGGCTTTTCCTTATTCATTGCCAACAAAATAGCCACCAAGCACACCCAAAAGGCAACCCCTGACACCATGAGTACAAAGATGCCAACTGATGCCACTGCTTCTATAAGTGTCATACCTTCCCCTCCATACATGGATGCTCATCTGCCGCTCTTTTGTTGAGAAAGATCATTTTGCATTGAGTACAGCGCCACAACTGCCCCTCCTCTATTACTGTGCGCCTTGCCCCATGCTGCCCTCTCACCTTGCCAAAGAATGTTTTGATTGTCTCAATCATTTTTTCTAATCTCAACTGCTGAACAAATCACATCTATGACCACTGGCACTCGTTGACCATTGAGCATGGTGTGGCTGTAGATCATGCGGGGGCGCATGTTGCTGTTCCTGCACTCCTGCACTGCCTCTATCGACGCTGACCTGTCCATCGGATGCACCTCTCTCTGCACCACCATTTCTTGGAAATGTGATGGCTTGGGTGGTGGCTCCCGGTACACCACAGGCGCAGGGGCAGGTGGTGTGGACGAACATGCGCTCACAAAGGCGCAAAGCAATATAACTGTTCTCATCTCTACTGTACTCCTTTAATCTCTAACCCAACCTGCAACCCATCGGCATACCCCTTTGAATACGCCGCCTCCAACGCCTGTTGCAACACCACAATCTGCGTCCGCATCATCGTCTGTTCCTGCAACACTTTATCTATCTGCGCATCCAAATCGTCCATTACTTTTGTCATTTCACTCATATGCTTTTCTCCTGTATATCGTAGAACCAATCATCGCCTGCCGCCCATTTCCGTGTCCCATCTACCGACCAAAAAACCTGTGCTGCCTGAAAATCTGGAAACTTGGTTTCCGCTGCTATCAATGATTGGTCATACCAAAGGCAACGGTTGTTGGGTTGGCAGGCAAACTGTCCATTGTCCAGCTTAATCCAGTTGAACGACTTATGCTCCTCTGCCTGCTCTGTAAACCCTGTGTCCAAATCCATGCCATCAGCGCAGAAATCAACTGTAAACATGTACTGCCCAAAGTGCCATTGCTTGTCTTTGCCCAAGAACTTCACACCCAGATTGCGCAAACCAATCTTCTCAATGATGGTGAACCTGTATCCCATACAGTCCCACAGTTGTAAGGTGTCAATGGGCAAGTAAGGACCCTGCGAATCCTCTGTGTGCCAAACATAGGCATGGATAGGCAACTTGTCGTACAGCGCACCATACGCTGGCAGCAACGATTCAATGCGAAACACCTGCCCCCTCAACGCCTTAAGGCTCACCCAAATGGCTGGCTCCAATTCACCATGCCCCTTTTGAAAGTTGTAAAGGAATTCCCGCTTCACAAAGCATTTGATGGGCGGCAATGCTGCCACTATGTAACTCATGTATTCTTCTCCTTTGTAGTGCGCATTGCTTCTTTGAAAGCGGCAATTCTGGCTTGATGCTCAGGCGTATATTGCGGTTCTGTAGAAGGCGGCAGGTCTAAGATTTCACTCATCAAATGCACCCCACCATCCGGTCTTTCAATGCAGGCAACCACGCCGATGCGTCCGTCTTTTTCCCAATACGCCTTGAACGAATACTTGGGTGGCTCTTGCTCTGTGCGCTGTGCTGGCGCTTGCATTGAGTATTGACACATACACCCTTGCAATATGCTTGAGTGAAGACCTGCTACCTTTCCGCAGTTTGGACAAGTGTTCATGTGTTCTTCTCCTTGAAGCTGTTCAATGTACTCACGCAGTTCGTCAATTTCTTCATGCAACCTCTGTTGAATCATTGAGTTGCTAATCATTCCGCTTTGATGGTCAGGGTGTTCTTCACAGCGTTGAGAGAAGTATTTGATGTCTTCGTATTTCATGTGTTCATCTCCATTGGTGGTGTGCAAGTATGAATGCTGTCTATGCCACCCACTCGCTTCCCGCATCGTGAGCAAAAGTTCTGCTCTGTGCGCTGTGGTGCAACGACACCATGCACTGATTCAAACTTCATTGTTCTGCCGCAAGTGCAGTTGTATTGAAATATCTTTAGAGGCTCTTGCTCAGTCTGTGCCAAGGCTTCTTTAATGGCGGTGATGGCTTTGTCTGCTTTGTCTTCAACCTTGTGATATTTCCACGCATCTTGTGGCGGATCGGACATAAACATGATGCCGTGATATCTAACAGCGTTTTCCAACGCATCAAGTGCCAGCTTCAATGCTTCTTGTGTCATGTGTAGTCTCCCTCCTCTGTGTGCTCAGTCAGTCTTGCCATCAGCCGTGCAATGCGTTGTTCGTTGTACTGTATTGCCGCATTCGCATACTCAGCCGCAGTCTCAGCTTCCAGCTTGCGTAGGTGTGCTTCACGCAGTTCGGCGGCAATGACTTCGTGAATCGTCCTAGCCCTCAACACCTCTTTGATGTATTTGACGGTTGTTGATCTGAAGCTCATTTTTTCATTTCTCTGATATAGATTGCAAAACTGCTGATGGTGTCGTTGCCAAACGCCTTGAACTTTTCTATCTCTCTGGCTACCTCCTCAATCACTGCGTTCCGCAACTCATCGTAAAACTCCTGCTGTGTCTTGACTTCAAGCTCTGTTGACTGCCCAATGTCATCCAACACCTCATAGGCCTTTTCAATGTACCCATCGCGCAACAATTCTTTGGCGGCCAACACCGCCATTATCTGCCGCTTCCTCATTTGAGTGTGCTCTTGATGTAGTCACCCGCTAAATCAATCAGACCATACCAATCAATGCCTGCCGCCTCTACCACCTTCTCCCCCGCCTCAAGCAGCTCTGCAATTTCATTCGCACTCAAATCGTCCAAGTCATACTCAACGCCGTTGACTAAAAACACATTACTGTCTTCTGTCCGCGGGTCATTGGGATGCCCGGTGCATGGTCCCCATGTTGCCTCATCGCCTGGTCCTGCTGTAATTCTGCTCATATCTTTTTACTCCTCTTTCTGTGGTTTTGGACAATTCTCTGGCACCTTTACCAGAACGTAAACAGCGGCATACCCACCACCCCTTTTCAATGGCTGTTGCCACCTATCAATGTAGACATCAGGCATCTGGCGAATGATGTTGGAGATGCTTGCATACGCCCTCCCCGTCACCCCCTCCAACTCCCTAATGGTCATCCCATCCTCTGTCTTCCTAAGCGCACGCCTAATGGCTTTAATGGTTGCAGGTGAATCAGGATTCATTTGTAGACATCCCAAAGCAAAAACACACAGCCCAATAGGCCAACAATGGTCAACAAGGTGTCTAAGGTATCCAAACTGGCGCCTCCTCATAATTGTCTGGGTTAAAGGGGACAGGGCGGTTGCCTTTGTCCTTCGGGTTGGGAAATGGGGGGAAAGGCCAAGTGTTCATATTGTCACCATCAGCACATGGGTTTCAATACGGTCAACCACTGATGCATCCTTACCACCAATGTGCCACATGTACTTGCCCAGGGGTGTTCTTGGCATCTTCCAGTCATAGATCGTTGCCACCTGACCATCGCCAAATGTGAGAACCCATTCGCATGTCGTCTTGTCCCCATTGCGCTCATACGGCAAACCAAAAGCCTCAATGAGGTCCTCATACGTTGTCTCCACATACCCCACAAGGCCTGTGCCATTGCGTTGACCACCGCGTGTGAATTGCATTGACTTTTTCATTTCTTTCTATCCTTTCTGTTGATGTGAGATTTAATTGTATGGTATTTTTCATTTGTCAACAAGTGTTTTTGTTTTTTCTTGTAAAAGTTTTTTTGCCTCTCTTGCGCTCATTCTTACATGCGTCTTTCTATTTTCTTTCTGTGTTTTTCTTTTTTCCTCTGCAGCAGCAAACTTTGCGTGCCTTTTATGTGCCTTTTCTGCATCCTTGGGCAGCATCAATTCTGGGTCTTCCATTCGCAACACAAACTGTCCCTCATCCACATACCTTATGGATGCGCGCTTGATGAGTTTGCGCAGGAATGTTGCCTCCACTTCATAGGTAGAGAAGCGGTCAAGGCAATCGTCACTCAAACAATACCTGCGCCTCCATTGCAAATTGTCTTTGGGCGCGGAAAAAGCAACCCTTGTCAACCCACCGCATGTGATGCATTTGATTCCAGCCATTGTCAGTTCACCTCACCCCATGAAGGACCAAACTCTGCATCCACCAACAACGGCACCCTCAGCCCTTCAATGGATTGAGTCATAATGCGTTCTATTTCTTCCACCTCTTGCTCCTTGCCCTCAGGAATGGAGAAGCACAACTCATCATGCACTGTCAACAGCATGGGAATGTCATTCAACACATCCGATGCCTGCAGTTTGACCATTGCCATTTTGATGAGGTCAGCGGCAGAACCTTGAAGGAGGCGGTTAAGTGCTTTGTGGGTAAATGAACGCCTGATCTTGTTGCCCCATTTCTCTTTGGCGGCCTCATACGGCAGCGCCTCAAACTCATCCTTCGCACTCGTTGGTTCCCACATGTCAAACCTTGAATACCTACCTGCAAACGTCCTGATGAATCCCCTTTGTGACGCCCGTTGGCTTGCGAGGTTGTAAATGTCTTTGACAAAGGGAAAAGTGCTGTGGTATTGATTGAAGAGTGGTTTTACATCAGCAAGCTCTCGCCCCAAGTTAGCAGCCAGCGCCTTTTCGCCCATCCCATACACCAAGCCAAAGTTGATT